CAATATCTGTTTAACCAAATCAATATTTTTAATTTCACAGTTTCCACCAATACAATATCTATCTTGATTGTTATTCAACTGAGAAATTTTATAAATTGCATCACATGTATCTTCTACATAAATCCAATCACGGATTTGTAAGCCTTGACCATATACAGGAATACTCTTATTCTGTAAAATATTAGAGATTGTTTTAGGAATCATTTTTTCAGTATGTTGATATGGTCCATAGTTGTTACTGCTATTGATAATGACACCTTTCATACCGTATGTATTTTTAAATGCAGTTACAAAATGTTCAGCACTTGCTTTACTCGCAGAGTATGGATTGTGAGGATCAATTTGTGATTGTTCATTGAATTTATGAGGCTCTGCAACTTCTCCAAATACTTCATCAGTTGAGATATGTATGAATTTAACATTTTTATTACGAAAATAATTCAATAGATTGATAGTACCATGGATGTTTGATTTTACAAAAGGTTGAACATCACTTATTGAATTGTCTACATGACTTTCTGCGGCAAAGTGATAAACTTCTGTAAAAGAAAATCTATCTAATTCTTTTAAAGAATGTTCGTCTGCTATATCAATAACCGCATAGTTAACTGACAACTTCTTCAATGCTTCTGGATTACTTGCATAGGTTAATTTGTCAATGACAAATACATCTTTTTTCTTTTCTAATAAATATTTGACAAAGTTCAAACCAATGAACCCAGCACCACCTGTTACTAATATCATTTTTTACTTTCTACCAATCCACATTTCATTAATTTCATATATGCTTGCTGTACAACAATAGCCTGTCGTTCAGCATCTTCTACTGCTTTGTGACTGGTAACGTGTCCACCGTCTTTAAGACTTACTCCAGTAATATCAAATAATGTACGTGTATCTCTAACTGTATAGAAAGCCCAGGGTATTGGATTAGGTCTAGTTGATGTTTGTCTTAATGCTGATTCCATAACAACAACGTCAAATGGTGCACCGTGAGACCACACAGCACGACGGTTCCAACAAAACTTATATAGTTTTTCCATACAATCAGCTAATGACTCACGTCCAGAATCTCCCATAGCTTCTTCTTGTGCAGCCTCGCTTTGAGTACTCCACCAGCGCAATGTATCTTCGTTGATACTACGATTATATATTTCAGTTTGATCCTCAATAGTAGGACGTAGTTCTAACTTCTCTACTATCCCATTACCTTTAGGATCAAAACGTACTGCACCAATTGTAAGTATAACACAATCAGGTGTTGTGTTCAAACTTTCAATATCTATCATTATATCCATTGCCATATTATTGCCACCTTAATAGAAACATCATAAAGTCTGGTTCTTGTAAAAAAGTTATACTGTTTGAATCATCAATATTATCAGTCCAACGAACCATTTCTAATTTATCATTATATCCGGGTTTGCCAAATGTTTTCTTACACCACTTCTGTATATCTTTATTGGTGTGTTCAATACTGCGAACCCAACTAACAGTATAAAATGTAGTTTTAGATCCTGGATAGACATATTTCTTTTGAGTTATTTCCATTAATTTTTCCACATCTCATACATAAATTTTAATTTATCATCCCATATTTCTATTATCAATAGTCCACCTACATACATAAAATCCCATCCTACACTACGATGACCCATATTTCTACGACACCATTTGATATGATCGTTAGGATAACCTTTATGATGAAAAAAATCAATTCTATAAATTGTTTTATTTCCGAATGTAGTTACTTCACTACGGTCAGAATTTGAACTTGCATGAATTGATGGAGTAAGAGTGCCTGATTTTGTTATTGCCATTATTGATATTTCAGTACAAACCAAGTTGCAAGTGATTCCTTATAGAATTTAAATACTGTATGTTCATTATACAATACATCTCCACTCCAGTCATTGTTTTCGGGTCTATGATATTCAAAATCAAAGTCGATACCCTGACCATATCCTTTATCACGTAACTCACGTACTATTTCTATAGCTTGTCCAGGTGACATTTCGTTCATTTTAACTTCTATTGCCATCTCAATAAAAACCATTCACAATCTGGTTTGTCTCTAAACCAAAACTTAGCATTGTTTGCATACCATCTATCTCCGGGAGTCCATACTCCGGGAGCGCCAGGAGTACCACTGGGTCCGAATACAGATACACACCAAGTAATCATTTCGTTCCATTCATTCGGTGATATTATAGGATCAATCTGATGATAGGGCATGTCATACGCATATCCTATGCCCGCATAGTTTACACTACGTTTTGCCGCCCAGCCACCATTAGATCCATATAACTTATTAGTCATTTGTATTTTCTTAATCATAGCCACCGCAGACTGAACCATTCAGCTTCTTTTTTAGACTTGAATATAAATATTTTTCCTCTGGTTATAAAACTTTTTTTGCAATTATCATATATCCAATTATTAACATCAATTAATGTTTCCATACGTGTCAATGTTGATAACTCAATAGTGTACCAACCTGCGTCAATCAATAAGTCTTTCATAATATCAAAGTCCATTTGCTCGGACATTTCTCTAGCTTTGTCCTCAGCTATTTGATCTTCTAATTTAAGTCTGTTATATGCAGTAGCCGCATTAGCCGCATCGTAAATATGTCCCATTTTTGTCAACAATATCAGGTGTTACAAAATCGATAGAATTTCTATCGTTGCATTAGTTCATTTGCAAAATTTAATAGAAGTTTGTGATGTACACCATCATGGTAATGTGCTTTCATCCAGCTATAACTTTCATACCAAAATGGTTGACTTTCTGGGTGACACCCAATCAATCCTAATCTGTTTTGAAATATAGCCATTGCGTCTCCATTACTATAAGTAGCAACTGTCTCAAACTTTGTGTCATCGCCTACTAACGCACATCCATCATACCAAAACATTTTTGTCGGTTCACCTCTCCAAGTGATAGGCATGTTCTTTGCATGTGGTCTGCGTGTGTCAGTGCCAGGGCGTTTGAGATATTGTACAGCATCTACATCATTAAGTAAAGAGAAATAGTGTGAACCTGCCCAGTATGCGCCCATACATATGCCCAGATATCGTCCACCATTATTAATGAATTCAATCACACGTTGTCCATTGTACTGAAACAGTTTTTCGTAGCTGTCACTATCTCCAAATCCACCGGGAACAGCTATCATGTCAACTCCGTTAAAGAAGCCTTTTTCTAGTCTGTTTTTAGAAAATAGTTTGAAGTTGTACTGAGAATCTAAGGAACTGATTATTCCATTAGAACTCTGTACTGAGCATTTTGGGTCTGCTACAAAAAGTGCGATTGTTGGTTTCATTAGAATAATATTTAGTCAGTGAAATATTACACTATTATAACCACCTCAAGCTAAAATGTATAGCATCTTTCTCGTTTTGGAAATAAAAATCCATGTAATCTTGAGTGGGATGAGTACTATATTTGTCTCCGGGCAACCCAAACTGTTCCATAGCCCATATACAGGTTTCATCCCAGCTATTTATAGTATCACCTTTCTTCCAAGGAATACGAACTTTAGTAGCCTGCGATACGAAGGGTGTCTGCGATTTGTTGCTTAAGGTTTGGTTCACGATGAAATTTCAATGCCCATTGTTCTGGATTAATGTAATCCATAATTATTTTAACATGCTCTGGATTCAATGTTTCTAGAAATTTAGTTCCACTATTACTACAGTAAAGCAACCAAGGACTAATTTTACCCTTTGTAATCTCCAAGCATATTCTATTTGGATTACCATAACGTAGTATATCATGCGGTTGAATATTATCTGCCTCTGCTAATCGCATACATGTTTCAACTCCTCGATGTATTGCATCAAATGGATCTTCATGTCGTAAATATTCTATTAAAAACCTAGTATATGTTGTATCACTAATCCAACTATCAATCTTAATATTGTTCTTTAGCAACCAATCAACATATCTACTTACATTGATAACATTAACATCTGCACAATAGTTACCAAATTTTACAAAAGAAATATAATAAGCATTCTTAATGAATTCTTCATGGGTTTTATTTTTAGTCTTACTCATGCTATTTTTAGCATAAAATTGCAACCATGATTGAAAGCCTAGTCTATTACCTAATTGGTCACGATTTTGCCAGCGTTGTTTTTGTTCACACAGATGACTTAACAAAGTGCGCTCCCGTATAAATTCACGCTTACAGAATTCACAACTGTGTTTTATCTCAATCGTTTCCGTGATCTTTTTCATATTGTGCTATATCTTTGTCAGTAGCGATTGAGGCTAATGTTTCAATATCTTCTATTTTCAGATGAGGGAACTCATTTGCTAGATAAACTTTTTTCTTTTGTGATATTACAAATTCTTCACTAATAGCATATAAATTTGCACCACTTGCTTTAGGATATATCTTAGCAAAGTAATCACGAATATCTTTTTCTTTAGGTGATTCTTTTAATTGTGCTACCTTACCTGACAGATGAGGTATCCATTGATGAAATTGTTTTCCCAATCCAGGACTGGCCGCACATAGCATCAACCATTGAAGTTTAGGATGTTTTTGTACATACTCATTAAAGAAATATTTGTTTGCAGTGTAGTCAGTGTTCATTACATAATATGCACCTATCCCACCGCTACCCTTGATTGCACTCATCCAATGCATCATCATATAAGGTACAAATTTCTTTTGCTGTTCTTCAGTTAATCTATCATAATATCCATAGTCTTTTTTATCTAATGCGGCTAATGCATCAAATAAATCAAAGTCTACTTTTTCAAATTTCTCATCAACTGGAGTTTTAGTTGCCATTAGAATGCCTGATCGTAATCTATTATTTCACAATTTCTACTAACTTCTTTTACAAAATAAACACATCGAGGTTTATATCCATCATCGATGGGTACACAAAGAAATTGTCCGTTCTTTAATCTAGGAGCATACCAAGTTACATCATGGTATATGTCTATAATTTCAATGTCTTGAAAACTAGGTCTAAATGCACTTAGTGGATTAAACTCAAATGCTTTAAATCCTCTATCGTTGATACTTGTAAGAGGAAGTGTTTCTAAGTCTCCCATTTCAGGTTCACCAATTACTATCTGCCAGTCTACGGGCATCTTAACTGTTTTATCACCGATACGTAATACAAGTGCAGGGCTGTTGAAACTCTCTAAAAAGATTAATGGGATATAATGATAGTCTACATTTTGCGGATTACTATTATCTAGTATTGCAAATCGTAAATCATCTACCTCATCAGGGAGTGTTTCAAGGTTGTAGTGTTCATTATGTTCTAAGTTTAATATTCTCATATGATGTAGTGTAACATAATTTTATTTGTATGTCAACTTTTCTATAGCAAATGGGTAGTTTGCTTCGTTGTAGAAAGTCTTGCGTTGAGTTAAATGTCTTTTGGCAAATTTGCAGGAGCTTGTGAGGTCCCATATCTGGACGAAATCCTTGTCATCCGCTTTTCTAATACCCCTACCAATGCTTTGGATGACTCTAACAAAGCTCTTGCCAGGTTCAATAAGAACAAGGTTGAATATTCGTGGTATATTGATACCAACCGCTGCCACACCATACGTGGCCACGATAACTTTGTTTGTACTGGTTGCCACTTCGTCATATTCTTCCTTACGATCATTTGCTTTTGTTGCTCCGCTTACAAATACAGCATCAGGAATCAATTCTGCGATCCTTTTGCCCGGTAAAACTCGATCTACTAAGACCAGAGTATTACCCGTGTCTTTAATTTGATT